GAGGATACCCTCAAAGCAGCCAAGGAGCGTCTGGAGGCAATGAAACGAGTTGACAGTATAGAGTCAATGGAAACCATTGACAGTGCGGAGATAATTGAAGAGTCAGATGATTGATGAAGACCACGATGAACTCTTTGACCGCATCCGAGGAAACCTCGGCGAGCATTTTAGTAACTATATGTTTATAGTTATGGATGATGACGGAGATTTATTCTATGATTATACTAACCATAGGGTAGGACGTATGCTAATAAGCGAAACTAAATTAGATATGGACGGTGACTTAGATGCACTAGATATTATTTGGGACGCTGAAGCCGAAGAAGAGGAGGAATCAGATGGAACTGACATTTTCTAAGCACCCATTCCTAGCACCCCCTACGGACGAGGAGATTGTTCTCTTAGCAGAGAAGGATCCAAAGTTACTAGAGGCTTTGTACCAAGCCCACGAGGGTAGGATACAAGCAGCTGAGGAAGACCCTATACGATACGGATTTGATTTAGCCGGATGGGAGAGAATGAGAACCAGTCTCAATAAGCAGAATGAGTGCTTAGTTCTCGGCGGAAATAGAAGCGGTAAGACCACTGGGTGTGCGAAGATGGTTATGCAAGCCGTTATGGAGAACAATAACGGACACATAGTTTGCTTTAGTCAAAACGCAGATACTTCCGTGAAGGTACAGCAAGCGGCTATATGGGAGATGATGCCGAAGGAGTTCAAGCGAAAGACGAAGAGCGTAGATGGTTATATCAACTTCTCTATGCAGAATGGATTCACTGGAAGTTCTTTTATCTTTCCAGATACTAAGACACGTGTAGACTTCAAGACTTATACACAGTACAGCAACAATCAGACGATCTTAGAGGGTTTCGAGTTCGGCTTCAAGAAGCCTAGTGGCTTGAACCTAGGTGCGTGGTTGGACGAATACTTGGGGGATGCGGCGTTGGTAAACACTTTACGATTTAGATTAGCTACCAGAGATGCTAAGATGGTGATTGGATTTACGCCGATTGATGGGTACACACCTTTTATATCTGAGTACCTCAAGGGTGCCGAGACTTTACAGACTAGAAAAGCGGAGCTACTAAAGAACAAGAAGCTACCTATAGAGCAGTACAGTCCAGACAGAGATGCCGGGGTTGTGTATCTCCATTCGGACGAGAACCCCTTCGGCGGTTACGAACGTATAGCGAAAGACCTTCGGGGTCGCCCAGAGGAAGAGATTATGGTTCGTGCTTACGGTATGCCCGTGAAGTCAATGACAAGTCTGTTACCATTATTTAACACAGAAGTAAATGTATTATCCGAAGTACCCAATAAATACAAAAGAAGATTTCCAGACATCACTGATAAGTCCAACTATAGTTGTTATCAAGTGGTCGACCCAGCCGGAGCTAGAAACTATGTTGCAATCTGGGCTGGAGTTGATAGAGATAATAACGTCTTTATTAGACGAGAGTTCCCCGACCGTGATACATACGGAGAGTGGGCAATTTTTGGCGATCCAAAGTGGAGATTCGGACCAGCCGCGAAAAAGGTGGGGTACAACGTAGAGGGCTACGTAGAGCTCTTCAATGAAATAGAAGAAGAGCTAGGCATAGAAGTAACGGAGAGAATCGGGGACTCCAGATACTTTGCTAGAGAGAATGAGAACAATGATGATCTGTTCACAGCCTTCTATGACTTTGGTATGAACTTCATCCCTAGTGACGGACGTACGGAGGAGTTAGGGATCACGGCGTTGGACGAGTGGTTCAGTTACAATCCTAACGTACCAATAGATGAAGCCAACAAGCCTATGTGTTATATACACAAGGACTGCGGCAACCTAATAGATTCTTTAATTAATTACAACTCTAACGGAAAGATGGACGAACCCCTCAAGGACTTCTTTGATGTTATACGTTACTTACGTATGGCTAATTCCGGCGATGGTCCCGACCACATTGACGCTAGAGATTATCAAACTATAACATATACAAAAGGAGGCTATTAAAATGCCAAAGAAGAAATTAACAGCACTAGCAGAAGAATACGGCATACCTTTCGAGGAAGCCCTAGATTTAGTTTTCAAAGAACTAGAGGAAGAAATGGTTACCGGAAAGGGTAAGAACACTTGGGTCAACGATGACGGACAGAGAGTCCTAGATGAGTTCATCTCTATGCCAGTCCTTTACAGAGGACCGGTGTTAAGTGAAGCCCCGAACCCTATGTACATTATGGTTTATGTAAAGGAACTATCTAAGAAAGTTCCAGTAAAGGTACCATTGCGGTACAAGGGATCATTCTCAAATGGGAAGGTTGTATACCTCGAAGCTGACAACAGTACAGACAATCCTAAGTACAACTGGGTAAAGACACCTCAGAGGACTTACTAAGTTGATACATATGATATTATATTAAATAAACTATGCAAAGTGACTCAATTTCAGAAGCCCTTACTTACGTAGGGAAAGAGCCCGATATTAAAACTTTACGCTACGCCTATGACGAAACCGTTATAGAACTAGAAGCGTATTTCGATCTGTGCCGTACAAGCTACGATGACAGACGTAATTGGTGGGCTGGTAAAAGCCGTGACCACAGAAAGCACGGGTCGGACGCATTTCCTTGGGAAGGTGCTGCTGATATGGAGGCACACACTATCGATGAAAGGATTACTCGTCTTGTATCTCTGTTTATGTCTTCTCTTAATCGTTCCAATGTAAGAGCGTTTCCAGTTGAGAGTACAGACATTCCAAGAAGTAAAGTAGTATCTAGTTTCTTGAAGTGGATGGTATCAAGTGGATACATTCCACGCTTCAAGAAAGAGATGGAACTCGGAGCTAATTATTTATTAGAGCGAGGTATCTTGATTACTTACGTAGGTTGGCACAGAGAAGACCGTAGGTTTTTACAGCGTTTAGACCTTAATCAAATTGCTGAGATTGCCCCAGAGGTTGTTGAGCTAATTGAAGGCGGCGAGAACGATGACGAGTTAGTGGCTTTATTGGAAGCAACATTTCCGGGAGTCACTAAGAAAAGAGCTAAGAAAGCTCTCAAGGATTTACGCAAGACCGGCGAAGCCGAGTTACCGATAGTACGTAGACAAGTAGATGCCCCAGAGGTAAAGACACTTGCACCGGACGGAGACTTCTTCTTCCCTCCTTACGTTACGGACCCACAGCGTGCACCGTACTGTTTTTGGAAAACTTATTACACAGCTCAAGAGCTAGAGAATAAAGTAATCACTGACGGATGGGATGAGGACTTCGTAGAAACGATGATAGACAAATATCGCGGAGTAAACATTGATAGCATCGAAAGAGAACAAGAAGGACGTAGAAGTACATCCTTAACTGATAATGCTTACGAAGCAAATGAGTTAATTGAAATCGTGTACGGATACCAAAGACTGATTGATCCCGAAGATGGTTCCGAGGGTATTTACTGCACAGTCTTCCACAAGGAGTACAGTGAAGGCTACGCTAAGTTCGAGCTATTGAACGGTTACGAAGATTACCCAGTAGTAGTAACAAAACTTTCTGAAGATAGTAAGAGGCTCTATGATACTCAAACTATTCCAGACATCCTTCGCGGCATTCAGAATCAAGTAAAAGTAGAAAGGGACTCACGTATTGATAGAAACAGTCTAGCCACTCTACCTCCGATTCTTCACCCAGTTGGTCAAGCACCAACAGATTGGGGTCCCGGAAGGATGATACCTTACCGCCGAAAGGGAGATTTGGACTTTGCTCCAACTCCTCCTTCACCAGTTGGTTCCATTGAAATAGAAAAGACAATGGAAGCACAAGCGGATAGACTTTGTGGACTTGATGAAACATCTCAAATCTCACAAGTTCGTAAACAATTCTTAGTTGATAAGTTCCTTCAGCACTCCGCAGAGGTTTTACAGATGTGTTATAAATGCTTCCAGCGGTTTGGACCGGACTCAGTTTTCTTTAGAGTTACCGGATCGCCAGACCCCGTAGCTTTCAACAAGGGTAACCCAGATGAGAACTACGACATAAT